CTGGGAATAGCGGCAAGTACAATGGCTTGATACAGGATACCTTCGGAAGCGATGGATGCTGCCAGCTTCTCTACACGCTTGCTGTCAACAGGGAATTGTTCAAAGCTGGATTCACTGCGTTCTAACGCACCAGTGATAACTGATAGTGGCAGTTCACGAACCTCAAAGCGAGGGATAAAGTTGTCACGGAATAATGTAGGGTTGACCGCACCAGATTGTACAAGGTCATTGAAAGTTTTCTTTGCTTGAGTGTTAGCAGTGAAACCGAACTTAGGCGCTGTTAGTGTCGTCATGATGTTTTTCTCCTGTTTTGCGAATGTTTGTAGTGTGAGAGTGGTGTGAGTGGCTTTGTGTCCCCATTATCACACCATTTAATTTCCTCTCACTAAATCGTAAACCGTCCTGATCCAACTTATGTAACCACTATAGCACACCCCTCTGGATCGTGTCAAGTGTCTTCATCAAATCTTCACAATTCATTTTGCTTGGATCAGAGTACGTAAATATACGTAGATGAGACTTGTCAAATTCAACCAGCAACCCGCCATTTTTCTTCTTGCACAATCAATCGTTCCAGTAATCCAATCTCAGATTCCAGTTTCTTGATTGTGCGTTCAATGTCAGGGTTGTATCCGTACTCGTTCTGCAAGAATTCAAGTGTCGTGTACAGTTCAGCAATTCGTTCCTCATTCGTTGGCATTCTAGATCCTCCAAATTTTTCTAGCGCGGTGGTGGGACGTATCCCAGTTAGAGGCTAGCCTTGAAGCTAGCCAGTCAGCCTGGTTACTGAATCCAGAACCCGTAACGTGGGTCATTCTCTTCAAGCGATGCCATGATACAGACTGAGGTGATGTCCTCATTCCGTGACAAGAAATAGTTTAGCCTGTCTGCCCATCTTGCGGTTAGCTTGTCTCTCACGCTCACGTCTGGTGTAGATTGCATGGAGTGAACAAGATTTCTCGATTGATTGTTGCTTGCTGGTACGGATGATGTTTGAGTTAGTGAACATGATGTGAGCCTCATAAGTGATGTGTTCCGTTTCGTTCGATATACCTAATCTAGCAACCCTGATTTGAAATGTCAAGTAGAAAGTGTCACTGTGCCAGTTCTTATTCTTCCTCAACGTAATAAATAGCACCAGTAGATGTACTGTTCAGTCCATGTGCAATCTTGAACGCATCTTCAAGGTCAAGGATACTATACGCAATACCGAGTGTAACCAGTTTGTTACCATCGTTGTACTGTGTCATTACTTTGTAAACTTTCATGGTGTAGTCCTCTAGTGTGTGACAGGGAATAATCCCAGAAGCGGGTGAGGCATTGCACCTCACCTGGTAGCTTGATTACTACTCACCTTGTACTACATAACCTTCAATTTCCCAATCCCAATACCGATTCATATCCATTTCTTTTTGAGCTGTCTCCGCATCCTCTAGATTATTCCAGACAGATAGGATAGTTGATGAACCATCAATGTAAACGCCAATTAAAATGTAGACTTGCATTTCGTTTGCCCTCCGTGTTCGATGTATTCAATCTAGCAAACCCTGATTCAATTGTCAAGTGGTCTTGTGCCAGTTATTTTTCTTTCTTCACTGGCACACTGTTGTTAATGTCAAGGATTCAGTACTGCAACGTTCGCTAGGCGTTGGCTTCAAACTGAACTCCCCTTGTGCCCTTACGATACTGTGGGCTGTCTGACCGGTTTAAGCTTCGCTGCTCTCGTTTCCATGTATTCAATCTAGCAACCCTGCCCAGAAATGTCAAGAAGAAACTGGCACAAGGGCTGGAACCGTTGACAGGTGGTATTTGTGCTGACCAGAGACTAACTGGCACAGTAGCTCGTTGACAGGGCGTATGTGTATAAGGATATTAGGGTACCATGAGCCTGTCAGATTGTCAAGTGTCACAGTGCCAGTAATTTTTCCTGTGCGGCGGTGGTGGCTGGTGTGCTAACTGTCTGTATCGCTTCACTTCGTTGCGCTACAGTTGATGTGCTGATTGTATGTATGCTAACTATCGTGTGCTGATTGACAGGGGTGTATGTGGTGAGAGTAGCCACTAGGCAGATTGGTGTACTCGAACCCATGCCGGTATTTGACAGGGCTATGTGGTGAGGATAGCCAGTTGGTAGAATGGTATCCGAACAGAGAGGATTTACCAGACCAGTGAATCTGGCTCTGTTCGCACTCCTTCGGGTGCTCCTATGGTCAGGTGTGTAGGATCCTATAGAGCCTGTGTGCCAGTTACTAGAGTGGATCAGATGGGATTATGCTGTATGCGCGTACCTGTGGTATATGCGTGTACGTGTAATGGAAGTTAGTACCCAGTTAGGCTAGTAGCTAGTAATGGATTAGTTAGTACTAGTAGGAAGACCTGAAAGGTCTGAGTAGATAAAGCTAGTAGTTAGTACTAGTGTTAAAGCTAGTACTAGTACTAGTAGTTAGTACTAGTAACTAGATACTAGTATAAACTAAAGTATAAGCTAATACTATATAAACCAATAGTTTAATCTAGTAATTGCAGGTACACGTATGCACGCACGAGAGAGGGATTCGTCCACCATTTGCTGTACCGTACCTCACCACCACTATGCTAGTACGCTCCTCTTCGATGCGCTACTCCAATCTCTACTGTAGCGTAGCCGAAGGCGTAGCGTACCTTGAGCCTGTCAAAATACCGGCAGTGTGACAGGGTACAGGTAAGAGCTGGTAACCGGGTCATTAGAGCTAGTGTACTATTTCTTGTAGCCAGAGGGAACTAGTGTGAGTGGGTTCCCCTTCGGGGCTAGTACCAGGGGGGAACAGTGGGGTACAATATTACTATTAGACCCTTACAAAATTGTTGCACATATTTCCTGCCAGCAACTATCACCAGTTTGGACTAGCGCTGAAACTGGGATGTTCGAGTACCATTCTACCAACCAGCTACTCTCACCACATAGGCTAGTATCTAACCCTACACCCCTGTCAACAATAAAGTTGGTGCAGTTAGCTTACACCCTACACCCCTGTCAACGTGTGCTACGTTTCACTGCGCTACAGTTGTAGCCCTGAAAGGGCGTACTAGATACATAGTTTAGTAAGTAATACAGATCTCCATCTTGTTACATAACAGCACTAGCACATGAATATCAACACTTAATCAGGTCTAGTATTGTGGTCTAGTTTTATTTAACTAGTAAATAATTGAAATTAAGGTCTCATTTAGAAAGTAATTGAATACTGAAATTATTAATGTGAAGTTGGCTATTGACATTTCTGGGTACTTGTGTTATACTTGGAGTATGAATGTTGGAGGTGGGTGATGGTCGTACCGAAAGCACCAACCACACTGAGTCAGTTAACCGCTGATACCTACGTTGCAATTCGACTCAACCAAATTGTCTCGGTCTTGTCAAGCTTACTCATCGGAGTGCTTCTGGCAGTTCACAGTTGGCAGTTTGTTCAAATTCTTGATTTGCAATACCGGTTAAACAAGTTGGAAGGAAAATTTGATACTCATGTAAAACCTTGAAGGACACAATGGACAAGACTGCATTTGTTGAGGGTGGACAAGATTTAAGTCCTGCTGTTGATTACAACCGTTTCATCCGAAATGAGGAACAACGCAGAACACTGGACACTAGCGAAATCATGAAGCAACGAGTTCGAGAACTTGCTGAACATGCTAGACAGGGCAAGAGCAAGTTGATTAAAGAACTCAAGCCACTGCAAGCTGAGATACTGATTAACGACCCACACCATGCTGAGAATGCAGATTTGTACACTGACCTTCGACGAGTGTTTACTCCAGAGATTGTTACCGGGACTGACCGAAAAGTGTTGATGGATATGGTTAGTGTTTACCTTGGACAAGAGGAGGTACCGGAAAGTGGGGAAGTCGAAACAGCCTAAAGTTATTTATGCCGGACCTTCCGCTGCTGATATTGCTGCTCAGTCCGCAGCACAACAAGCACAGCAAGCTGAACTGCAACGGCAAATGCAACAGCAATTTCAAGGTCAGCTTACTCAAATTCAATCTGCATATGGTCAGCAAATTGCAGGGTTGAACCAACAAGCTCAGCAACAGCAGCAACAGTATCAACAACAACTCGCTGCTATCAATGCTGACCAGACACAACGACAACAACAAGCCCAGCAGCAGACTGCACTTATTGACCAATTGACTAAAGCTTCTACTGAACAGACTTCTCTTATTAGCTCACTTCAAGCAAATTCGGCAACTCGAAACCAAGAGACCAGAACGAACTTGATTGGTGATGCAACCAGGCTAGCACAAGCTCAGCAGCAGCGAACTGGGGCTAGACAGCAAGCTGCTGCGGGACGTGGTTCATCTGGGATAGCTAATCAGTTGTCCCAGATTCTGCGTAATGAACAACCAGGCAAAATCTTAAATTGAGGTACACACAATGCCAGTTCCTGTTAATGTCCTAGGTCGAAATCGAGTTCAACAAGGTTTTGGTTCACTCGCACAAGCTGATTATCCTGACCATGGTTCTTCTGGTCGGATGGCAAACAACATGTGGCTTGGTACAACGCTGAATGCTACACCAACTGAAATCTTTTTGAATGGTGTTGCTAATAACAGATTCCTCATTGACTCCACTACAAATTGTTGTGGTATCCTTACCTGGCAATCTGTAGCATATGATGTCACTACGCCAGCAAATAGTTTCTCTAACTTTGGTGCTGCTGGTTTTACTTCAATTGCTGCTACTGTGGCAATTCTTGCTAACAGTACTAACACCAAGATGCCTACTGCTGGTACTCCTACTCTGGCGTTGGCTGCTGATAACACCAACAAAGCCGCTACGTTCACAGTGACTGGTGTTGCTTCAGAAACAATCTACTGGGAAGTTCGAGGCATCTGGAATTGCATGACGGCTCTTGGCTGGCAGAGCTAGCTAGTAGGTACTAGCCTACCTACCCCTATACTCCTGTCAACGAGAGGTTTTATCACATGTCTCAGCAAGGTTATCGTTCACAACTTCCAGTTGTTCAGACAGCTACAGGTACTACAGCAGCACTTGGTGATACACCGGTAATTGCTTCACCAGGTGTTGGTCTTCGGCTAGCACTGTTGAGCGTATCTATCAGAAATAACAATGGTGCAAACAATCTTGTCACATTGAAAGAAACAGCATCAGGTCTAGTACTTGACACTACACCAACAACAGCAGTTGGTTCTGGCAATACGAGTACGTACCCATTTCCAGCAATGAAAACCCTTGCTTTTAACCAGGGTCTAACAATTAACTTAAGTGCTGCAAATTCAATTGCGTACACAGTTGACTACACCGTTATATCGTATTGATGGAGATGATTTATGCCAGAAAGAATACTTCTAACAAATGGCTTAAATGTTACTATCGACCGTGATTTTTCGGTAAGTATTCAACTGCCAACAATTACAGTTAATGGACTGACAATTACTGTTGGTTCATTTGCTATGCCTAACGGGTATAAATTTAATGGTGGAACAGTAGTAGCATTTCCAGAGGCAACACAATTCTTGTGTCTTGCACCAATCACTGGTACTCTCCATGTTCTCACAAGAAACATAACTGATGGCGTTATCTGGCTTGCACGTATTACAACGTCCAATGCTACTGCGTTAACTATGGAGTTGTACACACTTGATGTACCAGTAACATCAATACCAAGAGCACTCGCAAAATTGCAGGAAGGTGTACTCACAAGAGTTGGTCTTATTGGTTCATCTTTATTTCAAATTTTTCAGCCAGATAACAGAAGTACGACTGGTTGGATTACAAATCTTTTTCAACCAGGTGGTGGATTCTCGGGTAATAGTTTGGTGATTACGAATAAATACAGTGCTATTAAAAATAGGACACCATTTAATCGTAGAACAGAATCAACAACTCGTAATTTAGTTTATAACCCAAGATTTGAACAAGGGATTAGTGTATGGGATGGTGGCTCTCCAACTGGTTTTTCAATTATTGCTGGTGTTGGACCAAACAATGAAACTGTAGTGCAATGGTCAGGTGCTGGTAGATTTTTTCAAGACATGAATTGGTTTCTAAATTCACCTGTTGTTGGTTCTATTGATTGTAAAGCAATCAGTGGTACGCCTACTATAACAATACAGGTAAAAAACGTTTTTAGTGATACAGTAGTTTGTCAAATTAGTGGAACACCAGACACTTCATCATGGTTGAAAATTACAACACAGCAAGCTCTTTTGTATGGTGGAACTGATGGGTCAAGGGTAGAATTTCAAGTTTCTGGTGGTACCGTCCAATTTACAAACATAACTTTGGTTCGGTCACTGATGAGTAACTTCATAGTTAACTCACAATTTGACACAGTTAGTACGTGGGGTTCACCTACAGGTTTTACAATTCTCCCAACTGGTGGACCAAATGGTGAATCAGCATTGCAATGGGCGGGTGCTGGTGCTCTACTTCAAGACCTTAATATTGGTAATCAATGGTTTAGCACATCGTTTCATGTTTTTGCTGTAGCAACCACTGCTACTGTAACTGTTGGTTATAATATTAAAGGTACTGGTTCACAACTTACCAGTTTCACGTACACTGTTACAGCAGGTACGTGGACATTGATTATGATTCCGAATTACCTACCATCAGATGCTACAACAGGTATACGCATTACAATCAGTGTTACTGGTGCTACTATTCGTTTAACAAACGTAGGTGTATACACGACGAATGTCTTGTGGGATTCTTATGCTGTTGGTGGTGCAAATGTTCGATACATGTCATCACTCGCTGCATATAGTATTAACCCTACAACAACAGGTGTAGGTAATACGAGTACTCTTGCATATGGTCAAATACCCAGCCAATTTGCATTAGCACCAAGCAATAAACCACAATTACTGTCTAGAGCTTATGATTACGACCTTGTCATTCTTGGTTTGTATCCAAATGGTGGCACTGATAAATTAGCTTTCTACGAAGCAGTAGTAAAGAATTTCCGTGCTCGTGATGTTGAAGTTCTTTTAGTAACAGATAATAGTGATAACTATACTGCAAGTGTAGCTGTCACGGGTAATCCTGGAGATACATCTCTCACATTGATTGCAACAAGACCATTAGACTTGAAGTTTAACACTAAAATATACCTATCAAATGGTATGGTTGTAACTACAAGTGGACTACCCGTTGGTGCTAGTCAAACAGTAAATACAACAAACACAGCAATTCAACTAACAGTTGGGCTTAATGCAACCGTACCTTCTGGTACAAGTGCGTATCTTTTTATTGGTAATGACACGCCTGAAGCAGGTGATGGTGCACTTGATGCTGGTTCCTTTATTAAGCAACTAGCTGACACGTATGGTTGTGGAATTGCTGATACAGCAGCATTTTTACAAGAGTTAACATGGCGCGCATTGAGTCCGTACACTGATTCAATTCATCCGAATCAGATTGGTAGTATTGGTTGGTGTGAAGCAGTTGCAAGTACTCTGTCTACTAATGAAAAATTGCCTACTAAGAATTCAAAACTATTATTGCCTAGTTCACCACCAACAATAGTACAACCTGTTGGAGGTATTTCAAGGCAGTTTGGCTATATAGCATTACCTGGACGATTTGACCTTGACCTCACACCTGCAAACACTGGTGGTAGCAATAGTACAAGTTGGGTCAATCCTTATGCCAATTTGTACGGATACGGAAGTAATAAAGCTATTACACTGACTACTGGTAACACGATACGAATTGGTCATCCATTGATGCTATCTGCTGATATTATCTGTGATAGTAGTTCAAGTTGGGCTGGCACGTTTACTGGTACGTCTAGTGGCTCAATTAACTTTACAACACCTGGTGCGGGTGTACGTCCTGCTTCAGTTGAGTTTATCACAGCAGCACTTACGACAGCTACCGCTACTGGCAACCCTATCTCAGGTGGTTATACACTCACTATCACTAGTGGCACACTTGTTCTTTATGGTATCTGTTATCACTGTCCTGATTATCTTGACATCACGGATACTTTTAGAACAAGTGGTACATTCACGTCACAAGTGACAGGGTACTCTAATAGTAGAATGTTAAGTAATGCTGCTGGTGTATCTGGTGACTACGTATGGACTAGGTTTACTGGTCGAAGTATTGCAGTTATTCTTCAGAGGAATACGGGTGCAGGAATTTTAACACCATTTATTGATGGTGTACAACAATCAACGATTGATTTATACGCAGTATCTACTTCGCTTACACCGTACATTTTCAAAGCGCCATCAACAGCGTATGGTGAACATCAATTTACGCTCCAATGGAATGGTACACAAAATGCTAGTGCTGTAGCAGGTACAGCTACAAATCCTCGACTACCATTTGTCCAAGCTTTTTCAATTCTTGACAGGTAACAAATAGGAGACTCTTATGCAATTCAAAGCTGGTAACATTTTTCAACTGATGACGTTGGCGTCTCTCGTCTACAAGATGATTGCTGATGTGAAAGATGCAATGAAAGACGGTAAAATTTCGGATGAAGAAATCAGCAAGAACATTCTTGGCAATGTGATTCTAATCATCCAGTGTGTTGAACCTAACTTCGATGCAAATCGATTTGTGAAGATGCTTGGTGAAAGCACTGGTACAATGTCAACTGCACAACAGTTTATCAAGTCTCTTCCTTTTGTGAGCATGTAATGGATTTCATTCAACCTACTACTGGTCGTCGTAAAGCACCGAGCTTGGAACTAAAGTTTCATGCTCTATACGACTATTGGGCGTTTGTTGAACTGATTGGGTTTCATGGTGGAGCATCTGCTTTCAGCAATGTACACCGTGAGTTTGCAGAGTTTCTGACACGACCACAGACAACACTAGACCCTGAAGCTTTTGTTGAGTGCTGTGTTCGATTAGGTCAGATGCCACGCGGATACTTGAAGTCAACGATGATTGTAGCACTTGGTATGTGGCGGATATACCGCAACCCTTGTATCCGTATTGGATACGCTTCTAATATCAAGGACTTAAGCGCACAATTTATCCGTGAAATGCGTCAGTATTTTGAGGATAGTTGGCTTCAAGAATTCGTGTGGAATGCTCGACCACACATTGCTGGCAGATTGATTCCTGAACTTGACAGGAGCAATCGTAGGTGGACTAATCAGGCTACTGATAGTACACTAGAAAATACTGAGCGGAAGGTAATTTGGAATAACCAACAGTTGCAAGTATTGCGACCAATGGTTTTCAAAGAGCCTACAGTGTTTAGTACCTCAGTCGAAACCAGATTGACTGGTCATCACTACGATGTTGTCCTTTGTGATGACATTGTAGACTGGGTGAACTCTGCTACTTTGACAGGGATAAAGAAGGTGCAGATATGGGGTGATGACTTGGTTAACGTGGTTAACAAGTTTCTCATGCAAGTATCTTTCCCTCCCATTTATCCTGGAGCACTACCATTCACTGAACTGGTAGGCAAAGAAACAATTTACGCTGGTACTCGGTATGACCCTGCTGATTACTATGCGTACTTGTACGAGAACAAGGATGTGTTTGGTGTTGATGTCTTTCTCAGGAATATCTACGTTAATGGTGTAGATAACTCTGATGGCTACAATTGGCCGGAAGTGATGAATGAGAAAGAAGAAATGAAATTGAGGACAAGACTCAAGAATAGTTTCTACCCTCAGTATCTGAATATGTTAGTATCAGAAGTTGAACCTACCTTTGATGCAGACAATATCAGATACTTTGACGACACACACATACACGTAACAAATGACCAAGCATTCATCGAAGTAACCATTGACGGACATGTGCGTGAAGTATACGCAATGATGGTAGTTGACCCGGCTAGTTCATTGAAACCAGGAAGTTGTGATACTGCTGTATGGGCGATTGGTATTGATGCTGATGATAACTTTTACGGATTTGAGTTAGATTCTGGTAAACAGAAACCAAGTGATACATGTAAATCTCTTCTTGCTATGAAGCAAAAGTGGAATACACCATATATCACAATTGAAACTGTAGGCTACCAGCTAGCACTTATGCATACAGTGCGTGAGTTCATGGAAGAGAAAAAAGAACGAGTAGTTGTACGTGAATACCTGCCAAAAGGTGACAAGGAGAAAAGAATTGAACACTGGTTGTCTCCACACTTTGAATCATCCACCCTATTTTTGCATGAGTCCCTCAAACATCATGCTGTGTTCCAAGCCGCAGTTAAGTATTTCGGAACTTCAGTACCAATTGACACGATCGATGCACTTGCAATTGGTAGGGAAGTACTCCGCTTCCGTAAACGCAAGAAACGTACAATGCCAAAAGATGACTACGGTAGGATAATACCATTCAACAAAACAAAATGGAATGCAAGATGGGGAGGAGTCTATAAATGAAATTTAATCTTGTAGGTCATGTTGTTACAAGTCATGGTAAGTCTCTTTCCGAAATTCGTGAAGGTGACATTATTGATGCACTTACTACTCTGCAACGAGAGTATAAGTCTGCTCGTGTTACTCTAGACAATTACTGGGATGAAGCGTGGGCATTGTACATTGGTAGCCCAGTTGCAATGGAACACAATCGTTCCAACATTCTCAGAACAGTTGGTGATGAGTCCCAGCAGTATTGGCATAGTAGAGTTAATACTGGTAAAGCTTACGAGAGCGTAGAGACCATTGTTGGCTATATTATGTCAGCACTGTTTCCTAACGAAGACTACTTCACCCCTATACCTACTGCACCAGGGTACATGGAATTAGTCCCTGTCATCAAGCAACTGATGACTATTAAATTAGGTGATGGGAACTTTAAGGAAGTGAGCCGGTCAGCAATTAGGCAGTGTATCATTACTGGCACATCAACTGTAGCATTGCCTTGGCGTTATGAAACCTTACCGATTAAACGTAAGGTACAAGTTAAAAAACCAAGACCAGGTGGGAACAACTGGACTGTTGAGGAACAGATTCGAGTTGTACATAATGAACCAGATTTTCAAGTAGTCGATAGTTACAATGTGTACCTAGACCCGACAGGACTAGACCCGAACACATGTAACATGTTTAGGTGCTTCCAGAAAACAATTGCTGAAGTTAAGCAATGTATCACAAGTGGATACTACAAAGAAATTGATGTTGCTAACCTAGACAAGAGTACACCTGAAAGTAATATCAACTTTCGACCAGAATCATTCTCTGGTGTTAACTCGTCACTGTACAAGAAGACAGTCGATGTGTGGGAGTTCTGGGGTGACTTGCAACTTGATGGTATCACATTCCATGATGTACTTGCTAGTTTCATTGGTGACCAGTTAGTTAGATTTGAACCTAATCCATATTGGGATGGTCGTCCATTTGTAACATTCCAATTTACACCACTTATCAATACGCCATATGGAATCTCTGCAATTCTACCAAATATGGGTATACTACACGAGCTTAATGTGCTCGCTAACAGTAGGCTGGATAATATTGGTCTTCGTATTAACCAGATGTTCGAGGTTGTGGATGGGGGACTCATCGAAGATGACGAAGTCCAGTCATCACCAGGAAAAGTATTCAAAGTTAGAGAACGAAACACAATCTCACCAATAGACCTCGGACCTCCTAATTTTGTTGTGAGTGTACAAGAAAGTCAGTCTCTTGCTTCAACTGTTAATGCTAATTTTGGCATCGGGGCTGTACTTGGCAATTCACCGATGCGCTCAGGTGAACGTGTTACTGCACAAGAAATTATTGCACTACAAGATTCAGGTGGCAACAGACTTCAAAATGTTTTTGAAGGAATTGAAACTCAGTACCTTCTATCAGTATTGCGACGCATGTACGCATACATGCAGCAGTTTATTGAAGAAGATGAGATAGTACCTACGTATACTGAAAAGCCTGGTGAAGTTAAGTATGTTTGGCTTGGTGCTGCTGAACTCCAATACGACTTCAGGTTCAAAGCAGAAGGTGCACGAAGTGCTGTACGTAAGAAACAGTTCATGGATGATGTTCAGATGTTCCTTACAACAGTTTCCGGTATACCGGAAGTACGTCAGAAGATTAACTGGGAAAAGTTACTGACAGAAGTACTGTATAAGCTGTCCTTTGAGAATCCTGAGACGTACCTTGTTGAAGCTCCAGAACCAAATGACCCTGCTGATATGACAGGGCAAATGGGCGGACAACCACCACAAGACCAAGGATTAGCTGGTGCACTTCAGCAAATGGGTGGTGACCCAATGAAACACGCCTTACAGAATCAAATGCAAGTTGACCCGCAAGGGTTGATGTCCACGTTGACAGGGGGTCAAACGATGACTCCACCTCCTCCTCCACTATCACCAACAGAATCACTCTAGCAGGTAATTATCATGACACAGAACTTTCAACAACCACAAACTCAAGCACCAGCACCAGCAGCAGAAACTCAATCTTCATCACCATTTGTCATGGATGAAGTTCAGATTCCAAATAATCCGGAAGTGAGTGTTGGTGTACCCATCGGTAGTGGCTGGCAGCAACAGTACCAAGTGCCACCACAACCTCAATCACCAGCACCACAACAACAAGTTGATGGGTTCACACCTGGTCAAATGCAACAGCTTGAAGCAATGCTGGCTAAGTTGGCACCTGCACAACCAGCTGGTACAGGTACACCACCCTCACCCTACACCCCTGTCAACGCAGTGACTAATCAGCCAGTGGTGGAGCAAGCGCCTGCATCAACACCTGGACTTGATGAACTTTCTGCTCAATTTAAGCAGGTGCTTGGTGTTGACTTAAAGGAAGCTGTGCAACAGATTCAACAGGTGCAAGCACATCAAGTGATGGAGCAGACTCACCAACAGTTGCGTGACCACTGGAATCTTGACCAGCGTGGTCTGACTCAGCGGTATCAACAAATTGCACAAGCTGCTACAAATGTACCACCAGAACAAGTTGCTAAGTATGATGCGCTTGGTGCTGATGGTGTCATTCTATTCTATGAACGCTATGTAGCGCCAAATACGCCGAAGAAGACGCCTGTTTTTGACAGAGGAACTTCATTTGTCCCACGCGGAAATGAATCGTTTGACGTCAATAAAGCAAGGGCGGCTATTGCTAGTGGTGATGTATCCAATAACTGGGGTGACATCCTAGCAGCCTACTCTCAACAACAAAATTAAGGAGAACTCAAAATGGCTTTACCTGGATTACCGGGTCAGTATACTGGCTCAGCTTACACAAAAGCGGTAGCACAGAACTTTATTCCTGATCTGTGGATTGATACAGTCCGTGTCGTCCGTAACTCAAAGTTAGTTGCATTACGTTGTACGTTTGCTTTGCCGATGGCTGGCAAAGTTGGTGACCGCTTCAACATCCCTACTATTGGTGATGTGCCCGTTCAAGACAAGTTGCCAGAAACGCCAGTTGCTCTGTCTATCACTCCTCCTGGTTTGTATCAGGTAGAAGTGACCCATGACAAAGTGACTGCGTTTGGTGTTGAAAACATTGTGGATGTACAATCCAAGTACAATGTGATGAACATTTACTCTTCTCGTCATGGCTATGCTATGGCTCGTTGGGTGGACAATGAAGTGCTTGGTATGCGCGCTGCACTGTACAACATTGCTGCACAGAACGTATTTGTTTCGTCTACTGGTGCTCTCGCCGGTAACGGTACTCGGTTTGACCTGCCTGGTCTACTGACTGCCAAAACCCTGTTGGACAACCTGGATGTACCTGACAATCGGATGCTGTTGTGCTCTTTCAACCAGCACAATGCAATGATTTCTCAGCAGTTGTTCGCATCTCGTGACTACGTGGGTATGCAACCAGTTATGACTGGTACTGTTGGTCGCATCCTTGATACGCCTGTCATCCCTACCAGTCAGATTAAGGACAACTCTTTGACAGCGTTCCGTAATGGTTCCAATGGTCTACCTGAACCTGGGTCTGGTATCACTGGTTCTCGGTTCCTGCCACTGCAAGATACCTTCACTGGTCTACCTCTTGTTTTTGGTGGTAACTCTGCTGTGGTCAATACTGCTCTGTACTGCAACACTGAGTGGTTGTGCGCATTCTTGCAGTGGTCACCTGGTGCCTCTCACTCGTGGGAAAATCTTATGCAATTGGATGCAGTCGTCTATAGACAGACGTATGGCATGAAAATTTATAGGATCGACCATGGGATTAATATCCACACGTCGAACGCACTCTAGGAGAAGCTGATGCTGAGTACATTCACACTGTCTGACCTCATTACAATTGTACTGCACAACTGTGGCGAAGCTGTCTCAGCATTCAGTTCACCTTTGAGTGTTAAAGCCCAAGAAGCACTTCAGCAGGCTGTGTATCATATCGCTGCTGAAAAACAGTGGTCACATTTAACGGTACGCACACCTGCTGACTCATGGGCTGCAAACATCGCTACAATCACGAATTGTAGTCGTTTTCAAAATGTCCAATTTGGCTCATTCACAGATGGGTACACTGATTGTATTCGGATAGACAAGAAGATTTTTCATTCTAGACCAATCACGTCTTTTGTAGGCACTGACGTACCATCGTACCTTTGTTATACAATCATTGACAAAAATCAGTATGCATTTAATCCTTATCCAGTTGATGCAACTGGCTACGCTAAGTTCAGATTTGATATTGTAAGATTACCACAACTGCCAATATTAGCTGTGGATAAATTTGAATGTCCTGATGACCACAGGAATTTGCTTATTTATTTTGCAACAGCACAATTTGCTACAGCACACCTACACGATTATCAACTTGCTAATCAGTACATGGCAATGTATGGTGATGCACTCAGAAGTATTCGTATTCGAGAAGGTTCAACAACCCTCAATATGAGGCAACGCACATGGTAGGAAATAACAATAGTAGTTTTGAGCGTGGTGCACAATCTACCGAGCAGGCTATTCAAACGACTGCTTTCGGTGGGTTGAACACGACAGCGGCAAAGATGAGTGTGCCATTAACTGACAGTCCAGATTTGTTGAATGTTGACATTAACGATTCTGGTGTTGTTGAAAAAAGAAAAGGTACCGAACTTGCTTATACAAGATTGGAAGCACTTGATAGTGCGTTCCTTGTCAATATGACTACTGCCCTTGGCTACAATTTAGCTGTGGGCAAATTTAATTTAGAGTTACGAGTTTTTGAAGTTATTGACAGGGTGATAACTCTGTTAATGCAAAAGGCTAATGTGTTCACAGCGGCAGCGCAGTTTGTAAGACCGTCTGCTGTACGGACAGTTGAAGCTGAGCCTCGACTTATTTTTACATCAGGTGTAAATACACCTATTCAGTTAACTTTTACAGAAGTTTCAATTGCAAACGTACCTGGTGCGAACACATCAACAGGTGCAGTAGACCCAAGATTTCCGAGTGCCATTACAGCAAATTGTATTGTATTCCAGAACAGAGTGCGAGTACCTGGTGCGACTGTTAGCTATGGTGGTGGTACACTAGGTATTGCTGGTTTGCCAGCAACTGGTGGTACGAAAACTGTTGACGTTGTTATGATAACATGGCAATGGTGGGCTGAAGCGCTTGGTTGGTTTGGTGATAGATTTTGGAAGTCTACTACTCGTTTTAACGCTACTGCAACTGATAGGATTGTAGCAATTCCACCATCAATTGCTTCAGATATGACACCCGTTGGTACTGCCGTACAGTATCCTATTCGTATCCTTAACAGAGCGCTGACAGGTACACCATACAGTCGCCTTCAAAATCCTGCTGCTGCTACTGAGTTTGGATTCAGTGACGGTAGCTTACTCACTGACCCTGTTAATGATAAACTCAATCCGAGTCCTTTCTTCGTGTGCATGGGTGCACTATCTGGTAGCACACCATTTCCTATATATTTCAGTAGGTTGAGAGAAACACGCTTCAATAATGGCACAGGTATTGCAGTCAATAATCTAGACGTTTTTACTAGTGATGCTGGTACACTCGCACCAAAAGTGTTTACAGGTTGGGGTGGTACACCTGCGTATGGTGACGCTGTTTGTTATGAAGGCATTGGAATTATCTCATCAAGTAGTACTGCAAATGTTGCATATGTTGGATTTGACGGAGCCAATGCTGGTGTACCACAAAACACTTTTGTGACGATGGTTAACAAAGAACCACGACATGTAGGTTCTGCTGCTACAACTATAGGTACTGTGCGTACAGATGGTTCATACGTACCTATCTATGGTATTGGTTTGTATGCGGATTATAAGAATGGTAACTACCCAAGTGATTGTGAAATCTTTCAAGAGCGACTAGTATTGTCTGCATTTGCACATTTACCTGCAACTGTACTTATTAGTTCAACATCAGATGCGATAGTACCTAGTAAATTCTTCAACTTCTTCCAAGTAACGGACAACTTATCTGGGCTTGATTCTGACCCATTCGATTTTACAATCACATCACAACCACAAGATTACATTGTAAAAGTAGTCAACTGGCAAACACACCTTTTTGTGTTCACCCGATTTAACACTTACCGAGTTGGTGGCACAAATTATTTTTCACCAATTACACCGACAGTACGTAATGTTAGTCTCATTGGTACGACAGGCTTGATTAATCGGTCAGCTTATGCAGTGACAGACAACAATTTGCTGTACCTGTCAGATGTAGGTGTGAGTGCACTCGTCTCTCAGAATGATACAACAGAGTACTCTGTGATTGAAAGCAGTCTCAAGATTCGTAAAGACTTGGCATTCAATTATGACAGGGTGTATGATATATCGCCATGGATGGTTTATAACCCCACAACACGTAAAGTATATCTTGGCATACCTGTGTTTGGAATACCATTGACAACTCGGAGGATATACGTATTTAATCTGTTCAGAGCGTCATGGACAGTGTACGATGCACCAAGTGGGTTTAATGCATTCCATGGTGCCGTTGTATATGACAGGAGCTTAGGGTACACACTAGCTGCTGTGTGTCGAGTGTCACCAGGCGCTCATGGGATTGTGGTATTTGACGCACCATTGTATCTCGACTTCGTTAATAGACAAACTGCAAGTATGGTGCGTTCACCCCGTGTCACACATACTACAGCAGATGCACAGCAGAGATACTCGTTAAATCCGACTGCATCAAATCTATTTACATTCCCTGTCATACCTATTTCGACAGTTAAAGATTTGTGGGTTACACTTGATGGTGTATTGTTGCAGCAAGGTGTTGACTATCAGAAAGTAGAGTATAACGGTATCTACTTGTCATTGAATCCTGGTGCTGGTAAGTCACTTGTAATCCAACCCAGACTCCCTGTCAACTACAGTGATGGTGGTAAGGAGCTATACAACGTACTGGATAGTACTGCACATATCCCTGTCAACATGACTGTAGTGGATAATGTTTTTTACCGTGACTGGACAAAGTTTACTCTTGATGATAGTGCAACGTTAACAGTCATTATTGATTCGTCAGGTTTGCCTGGTAGTCAGAAGCGTGTCTATGGTTTAGCATACCCATCATACTACGAAAGCCCCAGCTACAGTCTGGACTTCATGACTAAGATTAAACGACTGACTCACTTGTACATGTCGTTTGATAACAGTGTTGCTAATAAGTACTTCACAAGTGCTGACTTAAATGGTGCACAAGACCCACGTACAATTGTAGATACACCTATTTACAGGTGTAATGCCTCATTAGGGTACAGACGTAATGACGAGTTAACTGCTGAAGTTAACTATGACATATACTCATACCCTGTCATGATGTTTGATAATATTGAGTTTGATAACTTTGCTCCTATTGAACAAAGAAAACAGAATACATTGATGAAGTTACCTCTTGAGGGTACTTGCTACAGTTTCAACTTTGTGACTTTCTCATGGGATGAGACAACATTTAGATTGAACGCATATCAGATTGCAGCACAGTTACAGAACGCAGGGAACGTGTTCAAGGAGTAGTATGGGACTTGCACCAGTTATCGGATTAGCTAGTACTGTAGTAGGTTATAGTCAGCAGAAACAACAACAACGTGCTGCTGAAGCAGGTGCCAACGCACAGGCACAAGCAGCACAAGCTGATGCTGCAATCAAACGTTCACAACTTGTTGCTCAACAAGGTTTTGCTGATTATCAAGCAAATGTGAATTCTTTGCAGAGAGATTTGCAGCGGATACAACATAATACAGGTAATCAAGCTCAAGGTATCATGTCAGAGATGCAGTACCAGCAACAAGTTGGTGAGGCTACTGCACAACGTGCAATCCAACAAGCACAGATATTAGACCAGCGTGGTCAGGTATCAGCACAGAAAGCTCAATCTACTATTGGTCGTGACCAAGCAGTAGGACAAGCTAGTGCTGAGACAGGAACATTCTTAGACCAACTAACAGCATCTCTCAAAGAGACAGGTACAGGTCAGCTAGCTGGTGAACGTACACTCGCTCAATTACAAACTGCACAAGCTGCTAGTGGTACGACCAGTGACAGCAGGTCTTCAGATGTTGCACAAAGTCAAGGCATTAAAGAGATACTGTCAAAAGTGTATGGTGATGCGTATACCAGTTTGAACCAAGCTGACCAAGCTGATGTACAGTTACAGTTTGCAACTCAAATTGCGAATCTTCAAAATAATCTTCAACAGTCTGGTTTGAGTGAGAGTGACAGGAGACTACAGTTTGCTGATACTCAAGGTGGTACTGCACTTCAAAATATTATTACCAATGCTGGACAAACACGTTTAATGAATCAGCAAGCACAGGCTGCTGATAGTGCGTTATTTGACCAAGCTCAGAGCTCTAGTGAATGGACTGACAGGGTGAATCAACTGTATGCACAGCAAGGTCTTGCAATGCAGGGTAATGCTGTGAACTCCACACTAGGGAGTCAGATGTCACAAATCAATACACAACGTGCACAAATTGCAGCAAGTGCTCCATCCCCACTAGGGTTGGTTAGTGCATTTGCTCAAACTGTGCCATCACTATTTCCAGGTGGCGGTGGACAGAGAGCTACACAGTCACCATACAGCATAGCTAATGGAGTGCGTGTCACACCATTTAGTCTAGGTCAACAGCAACCGACCGGAAACTTTAGTAGACTAGACCCAAATAATTCACCATTCATCTCCGATGACATCGGAAAGTTCTATGGCTAATCTTCTTCGAGTTGTGGGTATTGATACCACAAAGGGACAATCTGCACCAATTGATACACAGTTACAAACCCCTGTTGCACCAAATACACAGGCTTTAGGAGTAGTCAACAATGCAGCCAGTTATACACAAAAGTCGCTTGCGGATGAGGAAGCATCACTCTCGGGTCGTCAACAAAGCCTTAACGCGGGCTTGGCTGCTCAAGCAAGTAGCATCGCTCCAGCGCTTGCAGCTTCATCTGAGGCTGTCCGTGCTATTTCAAGTGGTCGCTCTGGTGGTCTTGTCAGTGACCTTCTTGGTGGTGTTAATACGCTCTTAGAAGGACAACGTAAGCAGAAAGCAGAACAGCGTAAAGCAAATGCACTGGTTGCACAGCAAGCACTCGGTGACTTGAAGCTCCAATGGCAAGGTGAACTCTACAAGCAAGGTGTTGCACCATACCGGTCAGCACTGATAGGTACTCTCAATCAGTATGACCTTGACCCAGAAACTAAGTCTAAGCTACTTATGGATGGGTACGGATTAGCTGAAGAGTACACTAAGAGCACTGTAGCAGCACAGCAAACCCTCGTACAAAAAGAACGTGAGCAAGCAACTGAAATCACTAAAGCGGGCTTACTATTCAAAATTAATGCTGACCTCGCAGGTATCAGCACTGACCCATACAATGACCCGACGCCTCGTCTCACGGCTATTGACAGTCAAATTGCTAACTTTCTTCAACAACCAGGACTGAGTGAGCTTGACAAAAACACAGCACTAGCTGCTGCATTGAATGCTACACTCAAGTCAATGGATACTCGTAATCTAGCGTATGGTGCCATCCAACAACGATTGACTGCAATTCAACAGTACAATACTGAAGAGCAAGATATCAACAAACAGCTACAAGCTGGGCAGAGGAGTCCTGCTGAAGCACAAGCATGGAAACAATACCGACGAGAACAACTTGGTGTTCATCCTGGTTACAAGGATACATCACCATTTGCAGCAGAAGAGTACGCTCAACAGTATCTCTCTGTCAACCAGAGTCTTGATGAGATGCGTGATAAGCAATTTGTTTCAATTGCTGAACACGCTACGATGTCACAAGATGAAACAGCTTATCTTGCTTGGCAACTTATCAAGAGTAATGGTGCATTGCTTCCACAGTTCAAAGCTGATAAAGCAATGGCTGCTCGTCCTGGTTTTAAGGTAGCTACTGAATTGTTTCAACAATATCAAACTGCTGAAAAAGCTGGTACTGCTGCTCAATTGAACAAGTACAAACTTGTTGAGCAATTGGCAAGTATGAATCGGAGAGACGAACTCTGGTTCATTAACCAAGAGAATACTGGTGTACCGAGTGTTGATAAATTGATTGAGTCTGCTCGTACTGGCATTCCACCAGGTACTAAAGAGTTGACACCAGAACAGAAACAACGTGCTGCTGCTGCAATGGCTGAGGCAAGAAATGCTCTTGCTGCTCAGATTAATGTGGCAGATAATGATGTAGAGAATGCAACTCGTGCACTGAGGTCATACGGACTCTGGGGTGATTCTGCTGCTATTGACAAACGTATGAATAGCTACCGTGCAACATACGAAGCAAAACAGAAAGAGTTTCAACAGATGATTCGTCAGCAAACACAATTGAATGTACAACAAGGTAACTCGCCCCCTTTTGACCCAGGGGCAAACAGAGTCTCATTCGCTACTGCAAAGTATAATGGTAGCAATGTTCGTTTGCCCCTAGAGCAAGGTGCTCAAGCTTCATTTGGTGGTGATTACGCAGAACAAAGGGATACACACAAACATGCAGGAATTGATTTGTCTGTGCCTGCTGGCACTAAAATTATCTCACCCGTTGCCGGGAAAGTAATCAAGGTAGATTACGATGGACAGGGCTATGGTAACTACCTTGACGTACTTGGTGATGATGGTAAACTACACAGATATGCACATTTACTTGACAGGGGTGTAGCAGTACGTGTTGGTCAAAGAGTTAAAGCTGGTACAATGCTGGGTAATGTAGGCAGCACTGGTCGCAGTAGTGGTGCCCATCTGCATTACGAAGTGCGTGACCCGAACAAGCCGTATGGGTTCGATGGTACTGTTGACCCTCTAGCGTATTTACAACAGAGTACCAATGCGCGTACAACCAGCACTGAACGTATGCCTCGAAGTTCTGAACGCTTTAGCAGACAGTTACCTCAAGGTGCATTACCCCTGTCAAATCAAACGTATGCTTTTGATGGTCAATTCTTTCATGTGACAGGAGACTATGCTCGACCTGTCACACCAGGCTATACTAGTTCAAATCCACTACGGAGTGTTGCACTAGATAGTCGAACCGATGGTAGACAAAGACCAAGTTCCTCGACGGATAACCTGGGTTACCAAGCTCTGGCAAAGAAGCCATCATTTGCTAGAGCCTTACATAATGCAGCACAAACACTAGGTGTACCACCAACCTGGCTAGCCGACATCATGGCTGTTGAGACAGGTGGTACGTTTAATGCTAGTGTTGACAATGGCAAGGGTTACGTTGGGTTAATTCAATGCGGTGATGAGTGTCGTGCTGACCTCAGACTTTCATATGCTGAGTTAGCTAAGATGACACCAGAGCAACAGCTCACAAGAGTTGTTGTTCCACATATACAAAACCAGATACGGTATGCAAACTCAAGCATCAAAGGCATTGAGTGGTTGCAAGCTGCAATCTGGGGTGGTCATAGTTTGGTGTCCGATTTGGACAAACGTGGTGCAGCAGCAGTCAATGACCCTGCAAACAATGATGGCAACATCACCTTTGCTAACTACATGAAACGTGTTGGTAGCCACGCTGGTCGTAGATACGATTCAATGGAAGCAAGGGCAGAACGAGTTACAGCACCAATTCATAATCGTGTTAGAGCATCATGTTCTATGTGTTCTGCACTAACACAACAAGGTACCTTCGTACCACATGAGGGGACAAGATGAATCCAATCAACAAAGCAACAGGACTTAATGATGCAGAGAACGTATCGAATGAGTTCAAGGTACCAAAAGTATCGGAACCAGCACCGACTGGAGCACAGTTGCCTGTACCTAACCCTACTGACGTTTTGTCTCCTGATGCTCTTAACAGCATAGACACGTCTGCACCACAGGAGGTATTTCCACAACCTGTAGACATTCCATTCGCAGGTGCACAACGACCTGTACAATCTGGTGCTGACAGGTATATGGCTGACCCCCTGTCAAACACGCCACAACCTGTCGGTCTTGGTGAGCAATTAGCACCAGCAAGTACAACACCAGGTACACCATTACCCCTGTCACAATATAGTACTCAGCAGATTGTAGCACCACAGTTGTTGCCACCAGCAGATAACTTCTACGAAGGTCCGACTGCTGATGATGTACAAGACAGGCTCAAGCGATATGCAAGCAATCCGTATGCTACACCCATTGTAAGACAGGAAGCTACAGACTTCTTTGCCAACCCATTGGGACAGGATAGAGAGAATCCTTTTGAGTACCGACCAGACAGTTTACGTAATGCGTTCAAAGACCAACAAAATAGTCCTGGTTTTATTGCACCATGGGAGCAGAACTGGTTAGGTCGTGCAGCTAATAATGCAATGTATGTGTTTGGTGTTGGTCAGAATGTAGCGCTTGGTGCTGTAGCTGATGCTAATAATGCCATTGATGATTTTGCTCAGAGTGTTCGTAAAAATCTACTATCGATTCCTGGGGTTGCTGGTGCTGATGCACAACTCAGTAGACTTAACGACCAGTTGATTGGTGGTATTGCACAAGGTATTGTTGGTGGTAGGGGTATCAACAATGCAGGTAATGCGGGTCAACAGATTAACGCTGGTATCCAAGATGTACTATCTGGTCGATTCTTTGTAAGACCAAACCAAGACGATGTTCGTGCTAATGGGCTGAATATTGCACAAGCACTCGCTGGTCGAAACTACCAACTGTTTGATGATAGAGGTGAACGAACTGGTGCACCTAAAGATAACACATTACCGGAAGATGGCAATAGTGTAATCCGATTCAAGCGTGGGTTTGAGAAGCCATTTGGATTCGGTATTGCAGGTGTGCCATGGTACCGTGACCCTGGTTTCTTTGGTGGGGTAATTGCAAACGTATTTGTACCAGCACCTGGTGATAAAGGTATCAGTAAAGCTACAGGATTTGTGGCTAGGTCTGTTGGTGGTTTACCTATCATCAGACCAACACTTGAAGCAACTGGTACTTTTATCCAGAAGCTACCAATTATCAGGCGTTTTGTAAAGACACCTGGTGAACCCATTAAAGTACCTAGTGGTGTCTCAATACCCCTGTCAGAATTAACTGAACCTATCCCACCTATTGCCACAAGATTACCTACACCATCTGAGTTAGGTGCAGAAATACTCGCTCGACGCACACCACCTGTCGAAGTACCACAAGTACGAATGTCACGCTGGCTCACACAAGATGTAGACCAGAGCCCATTTACACGACAACTTGTGGCAGAGCCAACACCGAACCTTGCAGTCAAGAACACAGGACAACCAGCACCTAGAGTAGCGATGCCCATAACCCCTGTCTCAACAGAGCAGGTGGGTCATGTTCTTGCAGCACCAAAACTTGGTGTTACAATACCAGAATTAATCGAAGCACCAGCAGCACGCTCGTTGGCTGATGTAGATAACATTGCTGCACGATTGACAACAGCAGATGGTAGACCGTTACCAGAGTTTGGTTCATGGCAAGATGTGGCAAGACAGGTAGATGAGTCACCAGAACTAGCTCATGCATTATCCCCTGTCGGTGTGAAAGTACCGGAAGGGCGTGTTCAACTAGATACACCTGCTGGTCTTGTTGAGTCGGAACCAATTCGACCTAGCAGCCGTCCACGAATTGAAGCAGCACAAGATAATCTACTAGAACGATACCAGAAAGCATACAATTTAACAGATACAATTGATGCATCTGTTAATAAATTCAAAGCTGCGTATGCTGACTTGACTGATGTATCAATGGCACGTAGAGTAGTAGCAAGACAGCTTGAGAGTTTGCAATCATCACTGGATGAAGGCATTAAACTAATTCACGGACTGCCTGACATTGGTAGAAGAACAATCAAGCAAGTCATTCCATGGGAACGTGACTTGTCATCAGTCAATAGACAGATACCATTTGAGTTTGTTAAACGACAAGTTAATGAGTTCTTTCATGGTACAAAAGTGGAGTTGCCTTTTGACAGGAGCACAGGTAAGTTTGCTGGTGAGTTTGACCCTGTCGGTGGTGGTGCTAGGGGTACAATGGGTACTGGATTTTACCTGTCACACACACCAGATTACGCTGGCTACTATGCACGTGCAGTTAGTTCTAAGAATGTTCCACTTGTGTCAGCAGCACGTAAGTACACAGATGATGGGTTAATTCATATGGTGACCGTTGATAACTCAGCTAGATTACTACCTGCTGATTTATCAGAAGCACCACTTGCACGACAGTTCATTACCGATGCTATTCTAGAAAACATCCCTGCTGGTCAGACACGCACATCATACAAAGCATGGCTCACACGCGTTAAACCTACATCATATCCGAAGATGTTAGATAAAGCTACAGAGTACATGTCTAAGAACTTTCTCTGGAGTGAGGCTAGTGTTCTGGACATGCAGCGTAAAGTATCAGATAAGATGCGTGTGTTTGGTGTTGATGGTTTTGTGGGTAATGGTGAAACAGTTATCTTGAATCCAGAGAAACTCAAAATTAACTCAAGTACTGTGATACCTAATGTTGGTGAGGTAAACTCAGCACTAGCTCGATTTAATGCTGATAGTGTGACAGCTAGTCGGTACCCTAATCTTGCTAACCCTGCTGTTGATATGGCAGAATCTAGTAAAACTGCTTTATCACAAATGATTGATGGACTTGCTGATACAAAATCTAATTTGTATCAGTTAACAAGAGAAAAGAGTGCACAAGTTAACCAGTTAAAAGAACAGTTGAGTAAGTCTACTGCACAGAAAATTCAAGAGACAGAAGCTAAAATCAAGCGTCAAGTCGACCAGCTAGATGCTGAGTATCGCAAGACGGAAACAGACCCTTGTGGATTTTAATTATGAACCCTTGTAGCAATAGTGTTGAATCAGTTCTGCCTCAAAGAGAAACTAGAGGCAAGTGGGAAGAGGGTGAACTCAGCCAGCTCACCCACAGAGTTACGCTTGAACAAGAAAAACTTAAGTTACTAAGTGAAGTCTACGCTGATGATATTGCTACTAAAGTAGTAGCAGAAGCTCAGCAGAAGAATTTCTACGAGAACATGTTTACACAACATGCTGGTAACATGATTGAACTTGCACCAAACCAGAGACAGCACCTGTCAGATTTCATGGCTCGTTGGTTTGGACAGAAAGCACGTATGCTTGGTATTGACCCTGATACTGGCAAGTATTCGTTACCAGGTGAAGTTCGGTATAATCTTGCACAGTCAGCCAGAGTCGCTGATGGTATCATCGATACACAAGGCAAGATGGTAGCACTACACCGACTCAGAGAGTTGTCGGACACTATTCGTAGTGTTGCTCGTCAGAAGAATATCAAAATTAAGCGTGTCCAAGAGTTGATGTATGACACACTTGAGTCTGGTCTTGCTGACAAGAACCTCAGTACATTTGGTAACACGGATACTGTTCTAACAGAGATTAACAGAACAGTGAATGATTGGCATAAGTCAATGGAGGCACTTGGGTTTGATTTGAATGACAGGAATATCATTCTGAATTCAGCCCAAAGTGTTGCATCATCGTTTGATAACATGCGAATGATTTCAAAAGCATTCAATCTAGATGTACCTGAATTATTTAATATCGGGTATGTACCACGTCAAATTTCGAATGACTACTCATTACGCCTGTCACAGTTCGCCTCTGATGAGGCTTCAGCATTTCAACGAGCAGCCACACCATTAGGTCAGCAATCAAACGCCAGTAAATCTCGCAGTACATGGAAGTACCTACCAGAAGACTCAGCATTTATGCAGCAGTTGACAGGACTAAAGGTAGATGAACTCAATGACCTGCTAGCAGACGGCACCAAGTGGCGAGATTACCTAGGCAAGAATTTCTCAACTGACCAACTTGATTTACTCGTTGACAGCGGGGTAATGTCTAAGTTGCCCATGACAACGAGAGAAGTCTACGATTACATGACAACTGTCTACAAGTTGCCATACAGTAGTTTGAATGAGATGTACAAGCTTGACCCATACGAAGGGTTGCAAGCACACGTTGCTTCGCTACAGCAATCAGCACGTACATCGTCAATGATTAAACGAGTAACTAAAGATGGTTTCCAAGCAGGCTGGGTTACAACAGAACAACACCCAGGCTTTGTACGATTGGGTGACATCAAGAATCCTATCATAGAGAAAGAGTTACCGAAGGGTGACTTGTTCGTACATCCAATTGTGGCAAGTCAACTCAAGGGAATGCTTGACCTGTCAGTAAGTCCATCACAATTAGGTACACTTGCACGGAATTGGGTAGAGACAACTACTATCCTCAGACAGATGTTCATCTCCAGTTCTAACGTCCTGTACCTCGGTCGTCAGTTTTTAACAAATGCCGTGAGCCTGTCATCCATGGGTGCAGGTCTGCATACATTCATCCCAGCAATGTACGACAACATGAGAGCAAGTCGTTATGGGTTGGAGGTGTTTGACAATGTTAAACCATACCGAATTATTGGTGGTGAGACACTAACTAAACGTCAATTCATGAAACATGTCATGATAGAACGTGGCACACCATATACGCCCCTGTCACCTGGTGAGTTTCGTCCACAAGTTGCATTTGATGCACTATCACCAAAGAGTATTCGTAGAGGTTTGAATTACTTCTGGACGTATACAAACATGACACCACATGGTTCTCCATTCGATAAAGGATGGAGAGCTAGTCAGTACGTAGGTAATGCTCTCAAAGATAGCTTATCAGAGTTCTACAATATCTGGGCTAACAGTGGTTCATTTATCGATGCGAGTACTCGACTAGCTGCATACAAAGCTTTGTCTGAATTACCTGGTGGTGGTCGGTCAGTTGGTCAAGTGTTGACAGGTGGTAGTTTCAAGTCATTCAAAGATATGTCTGAAATGTCCAGGTACATTGATGATTACCTTCCTATGTTTGATGACATTGGTACTGTCACATCAACAACTGCTAGATTTGTTCGACCATTTGCTGCTTGGACAATGAGCGCATTGCCGATGAGCATTCGTCATGTGATGCGATACCCAACACGATTCTATAACTACAATAGAGTCCTGTCAACAATCACAGCAGAGTCATTGAATGGTGATGTTGTAGCAGAAGGTGAGATGAATGCCTATGACCTTGATGAGTACCCAATTGTGCTCAAGCGTGACCCAGAAGGAAAGCAAACAATCATCTTGACACCAACAAACTTTGACCCATTGTTAGGTGCTGTCTCATATGTGAAACAGACAGGTGAAGCAGTGGCTAGTAGTTTTGGCTGGATTCCTACGAACACGCAGAAGCAACGTGCACTTGCTCGTGCTAAACTTGGTAAAGACAGACCTATGTGGTTTCAAGCTGCAACAAAAGCTGCTGGTGACACGTACTTTGGACCTCTGCTTGAAGCTGCAACTGGTATTGATACATTTACTGGTCGTGCTGCTACTGAGAAACCATACGAAGAGAATACATATCTTGGTATCAAGATGCCTGTGCATGTTAGTGCACTACTCTCACTTGTACCTCCTGTCGATGCGTTTGACAGGTGGAATCCTAACGGTATGCTTGGGTACAAGGAAGTGAAGGATGGTCGAGGTAACGTTGTACGTCCAGAGTCCCTGTCAATATTTGGTCAAACACGTAGTCGGGCAGATGTTCAAGTTGGTGATGCTGCCAGTCAAGCATGGCAGTTTAATGCATTACGTGGTCTAGGTATGAGAGTTCGTACGATTGACGGATTGAGGAACATGGGTTATAACTATGAAGATACTAAGAAACTGACAATGGACTTGAAGTCGTCCATCCGTCAAGCACAGATTGACGCCGCACCTTTAACAGGTAAAGCAAGAGAAGAGCGTGTCAAGCGTATTGATGGTATGATTGATACGTGGCTACAGATGGAATGGGATCTAGGTCGGCTTGAATACTGGGGTGCCAGGAACAAGATACCAACGAGAGATATTCTTGAGCAAGCAAAAAGGCAGTCCATCATTACTAATGAACTGCCTGTACCAGGTGCTGATACTATTCAGGAGAAATTGAAAGAAGCTCAGAAGATGCGAAGATTAAACTAGTTCTCATCTTCAGCATGTATGACCAGATGTGCATCAAGTGGTTGAACAAAAATCCAACCATTCGTTGTACATTCAAGTATTACTGCACCATCATTGATTTTATACTGCATTCCAATTTTTGCAGGAGTTGAATCAAGTCCACGTGCGATTTGTCGTAAGTTATCAGTTGTCAAATGCAGTTCTCTCATGTTGACAATTCTCCTGTCTTTCTAAACATTAGTTCATCGACTGTGTTTTCAACTTGAGTCTTTGTTGGTACAATGGGTGTGACGATTGAGTCCTCAGGGTAGATAACGAGCACTAAATTAATAGGCTCACTGATTACGAATCCACCATCCACTTTTGTGAACTTGACATCCTGTATCCCTTGACCTGTCATCATTGGCACTTGTAGTTGAGTCAAGTGTTTAGGCGCACTATCAATAAAGTCCAGTAGTTGTCGCACTTCATTCGTCGTCAAATTCCACTTCAGTACATTCACTGTTACTGTCTCCTTTGTTAGCTTGAGTTGAACTTGTTCTTCCGTAACCCGTCCGAAACTGCTGGAGCATTGTTTTTCTTCTATCTCGGACAGCATCCATCTGTTGTTGCTTTTCACTTTCACCCTCACTTACACGAATGTGTTGTCCTTTTGGTTTAGTCATATTACCACCTGTTACTTCCTGTCTTTTTTGAAGGGTTAGGTTTAACGTAGTTTTTGACAAATTCATCAACTTTACGGTAACCTTGTAAAACACCCTCTTCTTGTGTAAATCGAAACACCTCACACCCATTGTTAAATAGTACCACCCAGAAGGTCAAGTCTTCATCAGTTACACCTGTCACACGAACATTGTCTAAACCAATTGTTGACAGGGCAAATCTGTGATAATCATTAGAGAAAATATCATCTGATGGGTATTCCGAACCTGTACGTTCAATCCATTCTTTGTGAGTCACTCTCATGCCAACCTCCAATCTAATTACGAGCAATTCTGGTACTGGTTTTACACTGAACGTCACAGTGTGTAATCTGTTGCCTGACATTCTTATCAAGGACTTTATTGTATTACATGCAGGCACACCTGTTCCTGCTGCTGATTACAATAAATTGAGTCAAACTTCAATACAGTATGTAGGTTCTTCTATTGGAACAACTGCTATTGAAGTTCGTAGACGTACGCCTGTTGACAAAATCATCATTGAGAACCCAGGTTTCTTGCAGCGGTTAAGTTCTGCGAGGTACAACCAACAACTTGACAGGATTCAAAGGTATCTTGAAGAAGTAGATTTGAATGGCTCAGGTCCAGGTTCTGTAGTATCTTCACCTGCACCTGTCAATTCACCGTTCGGTGTAGGTTGGGCATCTGATACATTCTTCTCAGCAACTCGTAAAGCAATTTACGATTATGTTGTCACTTTGGCAACATTGGTCTCACCAACGTTTACTGGTACTGTTGCTGTCCCGAATACAAGTGTTGGTGACAGCACAACAAAACCAATTAACACAGTATCACTACTTGCACAAATTGCTTCGTTGTTTGCAAACTCACCAGCATTTGGTGGAACACCAACAGTACCTGATACTGTACAGGGTACAAACACTGGTCAAATAATTAACACAAGGTCTGTCCTTTCTCAGATTACAGCTAGTCTTGCTGGCTCACCTGTACTCGGTACACTTGCCACTGCTGTCACACAAGCACTGAATGATAATTCTACACGCCTGGCAACAACAGCATTTGTTCAAAATCAGATTGCTGCAATCCCAGCGGTACCTAGAATTTGGAATCAGTTTCGATTTACACTCCAGACAGGTACACCAGTTCAAGACACTGACACTAACACGAACTCTTTGTTTTTGACACCATACAATGGTAATCGAATTTCATTGTACAATGGTTCTGCATGGGTAGAGTTGACATCAGCACAAGTCACACTTGCTCCTGCATTAGTAGCTAGCACGATGTATGATTTGTTTGCATACAATAACGGTGGTGTAGTAACACTTGAAATTGCTGCTTGGACAAATACAACAACTCGTGCTACTGCTATCTCGTTTATTGATGGTGTACCTGTCCTATCAAGTAACAACACTAGACGACTTGTTGGCAGTTTCTACGCTGAAGCAACTAATGCTGTTAGGCGTGATGCACGTCGCATTCACTACACAAACGTAGACAACCTTGTACCTGCTGTACTATCAAGAGTTTGGGGTGTTGGTGTCAACACTTACACATTTACTACAACAGGTGGTAACTATGCAAATGCTGATGCAACAAACAGAATAGAAACAGTACAGGCACTTTCAGGTAACAACACAATTGATGTTGAAGCAACAGCAGTTACATTTACAGGTGTTTCTGAATTTGCACTATTGTACATTGGTCAGAATTCTAGTAGTGCTATTGCAAGTAATTGTTGTGCTGCAATCACCAATGGTCTAGCTGTTTCAAACCAACAAAATGCAACACTCCAAACAACACCTGCAATTGGATTTAATTTCTTTGCTGCAATTGAAGCAATGATTAATGGTACAGGTACAACACAAGGTACTACAGCAAATGCAAGGTACCGTGATGCAATCACAGCACAAACACAATTTTAGTCAGTGTAGATACTAACACGAACTGTGCCCTTGACAAGAAAGGCTGTGACGAATGGTGCCCTCTGTGATTCAAACGGAGGGCATTCTCGTTTGAGTGTGATAATCACAATTGTACCAGTATCTTCAAAACTTGATACAACTTTACATAACGCTTGTGTGTCACAAAGTGTGGTGAGTTCTTTGACCAATACATTACTACCTTGCAATACGTAGAAGAGTGGAAGTGACACACCTAGTGCTCTGATGAGCTGTGCTATCACATTCACATCCCGACTAGTTAGAAGCTCACCTGACTCAGGTGACAAATAAATTTGCACTTTTGCCGAATTCAAGTCAGGTGACATCAGTAATTGTGCTTCTAATCGTCGCATAATTACATCAATTGGTTTTAGTGTCTGTGTCATAACTTTTCCTCATGTAAAATGTGATGTAGAGACTCAAGCAATTTCTGTACTTCATCGAGTGGTCGAGCACAAATGTAAGTTTGCTTGATTGTAGTTTCGAGTACTTGATAGAAGATGGTATTCCAGAAAATACCTCTTACTTCGACAGGGATATAGAATCTACCTGTTGGACGTTTCTGTGCAATCTCTGGTGTTGGTGCTGGGTACGTGAATGACTCCAGCAATGTCTTGTAGTCATATCGCTTGATGCTGCTCAACTTATCCATGCCAACGTCAAACCGTGCCAGTGTGTTAACCATAATATTCCTGTCAAGTACACCAATCTTCAGCAACCCTGTTGACTTATCCTTCATGATAAAGCAACTGTCTAAACCCGTCATGTGAGTGTATAGACACAATTGTGTTGCATACCCGAAGGTATCAAACTTGACCATACCATGTTCGTCAATAATATAATTGACAAGTCCTTTAGCAAGAGCTTTGACTTCAACCACTAAACAATTGCCAAGTACTAAATCGATGTGCCCTGTCACCAGCGAATACTTGGGATGCTGTACTTCAACACCAGGCACAACAGAGATACCAGCCTGTACTGCATACTGTACCAGTACCCCTGTCAACCAGTGCTCAAACCAAATCCCATCCACCATTCGCATGGCAGTAGATACTGTTGGTTTAGTATCTCTGACAGGGAGCCAATCGTCAAGCACTTTTACTAGCCAAGGTTTACCCTGGTTGGACATTCGGTATGGTACAATCTTACGGTTGATGCTGTAGAAATCATGGAGGTTCTGTCGTAGTGAATCTACCATTGCATCAACAGGGTAACCAGGGTCAACAGCATCTTTACTGTTATTGAGCCTGTCAATTACCTTGACCAACCACTCGTATACTTGTTGGCTTTCCATCAGTCATTCCTCCAAGATGTAAACAAAGATTCTTCCATGTTACCTCTACCAGCATTCTTACCCGACATTGTTCTGTTGACAGGGAGCGTGTGATGGTGCAACCAATCAACAGCAAATGTGAGGCGCACTCGCTCTTCCATCGAATTAGACATCATTACAAGGTGACCACGCTTGTGTAGTTCATACATTACATCACGTAACTCTGATAGGACAACACAACCATTGACTGCATCTGTGCCATAGTACGGCGGGTCAAAGTACACAAGACTGTATGGTGTTAGTGGTTCGTTGAGAATATCACTGTAGTCGACACACGTAATAAACTCAGTAGCTTGCAACTTCGGTACAATAAGTTCTGCAAATGCAGCATAGTCATATAGCTTAGGTTGCTTGTCACCCATCGGTACGTTACTACACCCTGTCAAACGGCTAGTTCGATACAAGCCATTAAAGCACGTTGCTCTCAGATATAAGAATTGTGCTGCTTGTAGCAATGTTGGTGTGAACGTTTTACTTCTGATATTGTAATACTGCTCATGAGAGTGTGTCATAAACCAGTCATTGACTAATTTGATTAGTTCATAGGGTTTATCTCTCATCATCCTGTGCGTGTTAATCAACGGATAACATGTATCCATCAAACCACCACATGTTATTGACGGATGAAAACTCAGTGCAGCAGCACCAGCAAATGGCTCATACACTTTACCTTTCCAATCAGGCGGTAGCATTTTAAGCAGATGCACCACCTGTTTTTGTTTGCCACCAACCCATCGGAAGTACATCAGTCATCCCTCTCTACATTATCAGACACATTTGTACCTGTCTCATCATCACTAGTGTCAGCTTCAATTTCTTCTTCAAATTCTTCCAGCGTCTGTTGTTCTTCTGGCATACTCACTCCGTTGTAATGCGTTCTGCGTACCAGCCGGGCTTAAGGTCGTGTACTGGAAATTGAAATCTCTGGTGTGCGTACAATTTACTACCCTGTTTCAGTATTAGAGTATGTTCTGCCATCACATGCTGGTCAAGCAACACATACACAGTCCGTTCAATTGCAATAACTTGGGAACCATCTACAAGATGCTTGAGTAAATCAAATCCTGTAAACGGAACATTTTCACCGAAGTACGTTTCAGGTACACTATCGAATATTGTCAAACCTGGCACACTAAAACCAAGACGAGAATCAATGTGCAACTTTTTGTAACCATTAGCTAAAGCTTGTAATGTTTCATCTGCCAGAACATCAGAGACAGCTTTCATGATTTCCAGTGCATCACCTTCAAAATCAAACATCTTCACTGAGGACATCTTTACCTCCCTTCTTTGCAAGATTACAGATTGGAATTATGTCAAGTGCTGTGAAGAAAAATGTGAATACAGGCTCACGCTTGTCATTCAGCACAGCACTATCAACAGCCCGTTTTACCCTGATTCTCATGCGGGTCATTACTGCTGGGTCAACTGTTTCAAACTTTGCTGTACCGTCTTCATAACATGTCCACGTACCAATTACTTTCATTGTACCTCCATTAGGAAAGACAGGGTAGAGGTGCGGTGCCTACACATAACCCTGTCAACGTAAACCTTACACTGACACCAAACTTAAAATGGAATGTGACCCCACTTACCATTCTTGAACAAGAAATACTCTACACCCTGTCTATCAGTAACAGAGATTGCAGTTTTGTAGTCATATTCTACGCCCAGGGAGACTCCCCCACCTGTGGGATTGGCAGAGCACCTTGAGGTGCTACTTGCTGTTGAAACTGTCCCCAGTCAGTTGGAGGTTGTTGTGGTTGAGGGACGTATTGGGGTTGTGGAGCGTACTGAGGTTGTGGAGTGTACTGCGGTTGTGCAGGAGGCTGCTGAGGTTGGTATTGTTGAACAGGAGGTTGTGGATACTGCTGTTGGAACTGACCTTGTGGCTGATACGCCATTTGATATACAGGCTGTGCTGGTGCAGCAGGTGGTTGGTTCGGTGGTAGATACGTCAGTGTGCCGTCAAACGTACCATTCTGTTGTGGAAATAGTTTTGCCATGAGCTTAACATTTGGTGGCTTACCATCCGACCGTGTTGGGATTTGACTCATGAGCTGCATTAACTGTTGCAACTGTTCCATGTTCATCAGAACAGTAATAGGCATGTTTTGATTGGGATTGAAATAAACCTTACCAAAACGTTGGTACTGTTGCTGTTGCTGTTGTTCGTACATGATGTCTCCGAGAATGTATGGTTTATAGGAAGACAGGGGCAATGCCGTTACTCATCACCCTGTCACAACAAAAAGGTAGTAGATGCACCAAGCTTATCAGGTCATCATCTTACCTTCATTCCATGTAGGGCGTGTGAAGGTAGGTGCCTGCTGCTGGTATTGCGTGGAGTACTCCAGCGGTGCTTCTTGTACGTATTGAGGCATTGGCGGATACTGTGGCACGTACTGTGGCTGCTGCATCAGTGCTGGTTGCATGGGAGGTTTTGCGCCATACATACCAAAGTCCAATTCAGAAGCCGAACCATCAGGAATTGACTCATCGGGTGCATACACAGACCAGCCGATACCTACATGCTGTGCAATAGTTTTAGCAATAGCACGTTGCATCGTGTTTGTGATAGCATCAATTACGATACCATGACCGACTGGACTCAACCGAGAGTCACGGGTTGCGAGATAGATAGATGGTGTTCTACGCCCTGTCAAAGTGTCGTAGACGAATGCAGCAACAATGAAACCCTCCGGTGTTGCCCAGTAAGGCAGACCATTTTCTTCATTGAGTTCACAGCCGGCAGACCAAGTTGGTTGAATCTTACGCAACTGGTCGATTGAATCAGTCCACGCCATGTAATCCAGAGACACAGCTTTGCCACCACGAGTCTTGAATTCCTTCTTGGTGACCAATTCATTGAGGGGTAACGCACGACAGTATGCAAACAAGTCAGCAGGAACTTCCAAGTTAATGACAGGATGCCAGCGTGTTTTGAAATAATTCCGGTCAATGTATGCAGCAAATTCCTCTGGTTTCAATGGCTTGACCGAAGGATTCGCTGGTGGCTTTGGTGCTGGCGTCATGTGTACAACAGGTTCAGGATTTGGTGGCTGGTATTGTTGCTGCGGGTCTTGAAACTGTTGCTGAGGCTGAAACTGTTGCTGACCTTGAAATTGAGGTTGTTGACCTTGAGGTGTAGTCCAAGCCATAATGATTGTCTCCTTATGTAGTTATACTGGTAGATGCACCCTGTCAATTAATTGAATTCTTTGTCTTGGTATTCAACATCGTACCCTATCACATCAGATGGTAATAGTTTTGTAGGTTTCCAGGTTGGAGCAACAACGTCCAACCAACGTGTCAAATATTCTTCAACAGTACACACCATCTCTTCTGCTGCACCAGTCCCACTAATATTAACCAAGTCCGCTGCTGGGAATCTGGATAGCGCAAGTGTAATCCATGGTGTTGCAGCCTCATACGTATGTGGCTCAAACTTCCATGTTACACCATCTAACGTGAAACACCCAAAATCTACCGACCACACAAGTGTGTGTGTAATAGTGACAATGGTATCTACTTTTGCACCAGATAGAGCAGCTTCTACAATACCATCAAGTGACTGCTTGCTGTTCATTTTCTTGAACTGAAGTTCACAAAGTTTGGCTTCAAGTTCATCAAGTCGCTTGAGTGCTACTTCTCTTGATTGCTCTACGTATGCTTTCAAATCCTGAATCTGACACTGCAACATGTCGATATCAGTTTTCCAATCAGTTGTCATTATTTGCTCCTTGCTTACTAGCTTTAACATTGTGCTCTGTCACATCAGACGATGGTGGTCGGTATACAACCACTGACTGATTGACAGGGGGTGTGGGCTTGAACGGTTCAATGGGCTTACTCAAGACTCGTCGTCAATACCTCCAAAGTACAGGTCACATTCATCTTCATCTTCATCTTCGTCATCATCACCTGTCAGTGGAAATGAGTAAGGTGGTGTGCTGGAGTCTTCACCTTCTTCATCATCTTCGTCATCATCTTCACCAGCATACACATCCTCAGTCTCATCATCATCACCATCAGGGTCAGCTTCAGTAGGTTCCCATGAATAGTCCCTGTCATTGCCAGGTGTGGTGTTAGTTTCATCTGGCTCAGGTAACTCTGGTGGTGTTTCCAGAAAAATAGACTCAGGCATGTTACGTACTTGGTTTGATGTGATTGTCTTCAAATCAAATGTCATCATGGTTCCTCCGTTGGTGTAGGTACTGGTGTTGGCAGTGTTGGCACCACTGTAGGATATGGTGCTGGTTGTACAGTAGGTTGCACCTGTCGTTGATAGTTTCTAGCTGCTGACCGAAATGGTGCTGTCACAAAACCAAGTAAAATCCAACCTACTAGAAACTTGACAAACCATTCAAGATATTTCATACATCACCTTCTACAAGATTAGTTTTGAATTTAGCAGGCAATTTATCACGCTCTGCTTTCAACTGCAAATCAGTTTCTGTCCGCACCCATTGAATAACTGTTTGTCGAATCACATCTCCGTGGCATACACTAGGCGCACACCAACAAGCGATTCGTACATTTACACCCTGTCGATAAGCCTCACAGATTTTTAGAAGCTCATTGATTACATCCCAGTTACGTGAACATACCTGTTCGAGAAGCCAGTCACCATACCGTTGAGAAAGTTGCACCCTGTCAAACCCTCTAAATGGGTACATGAGATAGCTCTTAGGTTCACCATGCCCTACATAAAACACGCCAGCCCAACCAGTGTCATTCACATTTACAACTTCAATCTTCAATTGACACCTCTGCTGTGACATTGTAGTCTACGTAGTAGGCAGATTTTCTAAACACTGTCTCTGTAAATTTAACAGACCAAACTTCACGTGCATGATGTGTGATAATTGTTCCGAATAACTGCTGGTATGCAAATTCTCTGAAGGCAGTGCGACCAGTATCATTCGGCACGGAATAGAGACACGCATATTTTTCAGTCATCAGTATCCTCCCGTTCATCTAACTGGTCAGCATACGTACCAGTATTTTTAGTTTTCTTGGTTTTCTTTGGTTTAGGTCTAGATGGGGTCATGAAATTAATCAGCCAACGGAACATCATTTACCTCCACTCTTGCTTTCGTGCCAATTTTTACCTGCGCCTATAGCACACCTGATTGGAGTATCCAACATCGTACAATTGAATGTCTTGTCAAGGTCATACATGAATGCCTCAACATTTGCATCAGGTACTTCAAACACAAGTTCATCATGTACTTGTAACACTAGCCGTGCCTTATGTGACAGGGTGTATGGGAAGAATCTACCATACAGATAACAGATGAGATACCCTACTGAACCCTGACACTTTACATTAAACGCCTGTCTCAATGCCCTAGCCGAATCACTACCACGTATCTCTGGGTAATGGTACACTGACCCAAACAAATCCCGCACTTGTCCGTACTGAATCTTTGACCCTGTCTCACTGCACAATGTTTCAGGGATTGTTTTCATTAGCTCACGACGTGTTTCCTGTTTTAGCACATCAATCAATGGTGTGTTCTCATTGATGGCATCAATGATACGCTCTGCGTCCTCAACAGGGATGTGCACGGTGGCGGCTAGTCTCTTACCACTAGCACCATACGTTACCGCAAAAATACCATTCTTAGCTTCTGGTCTGCTCACACCCCAAATGTCAGCATTAGCCTGGTGAACATCTTTACCGTCACAGATAGCCTGCCACAACCTCTGGTCACCCGCTCGTTTCAACATGATGGCAAGCATCACTACTTCAATTCGGCTAAAGTCTACATTTACAAATGTAGCACCTTTGCTTGGACAAAAAGCTTCTCGCAGTGGTTGATTTTTGATGTCGCGCTCTGCGCTCCCAATGTTTTGACAATTAGGCTTACTGCTTGACAGGCGATGTGTACGTGTATTACATAAATGCCAGCTTGGACGTAGCAGACCTTTTGTGTTTACTTTCTCCAATATCTGTAATGCCTGGGACACGGCGGCGGTGGCTTTCTGGTACTTATACAACAAATCAATCACAGGATGATTAGTAAGTTGCTCAATCAAATGGTCAACACCACACCTAGGTTGTCCTTGTGCTGTAAATTCTGACGGCACCCAGCCTACTTGCATCAAGATGTAGATACGATGATAGTCAGAATCAAGATTCGTTTCAACACGTTTACCCTTCTGCACATATCCCCCTGTCAACTTGTCCCACTTCATATCTGGTACAGTAGGGAAAATAGCCAACAACTGGTCTTTAATTGTGTTGACAACTTGTGCCTGTGAAATTAGAAACTGGTAAAGCTTGCTTGTGTCAATGTACACCCCTTGCTGCATCTGCATGATGCCTTCACCAAAAGGGAGAAATGCTTCTTGGTACACTTGGGTTGCACCAGGTATGCAAGCAAGTTCTTGTTTGAGTTTCCAGTACAATTCAAATGTAAGTTGCACATCAAGCAGCGCATACTCACGTAATAACTCACTGTCACCTAGTAGAAACTCTGCACCCTTTGGAGCTTTATCAGCCAATAATCCCCTGTCAATGCATTGTTGTCTGTAGTCACCCTTGCGCCGACCTAGCCAGCGCTTTGCCAGTGTGTCAAGCTTGTGATTCTGTGAGCCAGATGGTGACAACATGTGGCTCATCACCATTGTATCATCATATGTACCTGGTTGAATATTGAAACCACGCAATCGCAAGACCGCTACATCGAATGATGAATTATGAAACACATACCGTACATTGTGAATGAACTTGTGTTTCTCTTTTATCTCAGCAAGTGTTGCAACACCTTCCTCAATCTTACATCCCTGTCTATCAGCGAAAATATAAGCCACACACCAAACAGGTATATTCGGATTTTGTGCTGCCGACAAATCTTGTGTCTCTGTGTCAAGGAATACATAACGAATTTCCATGAGCCTCCACTTTGTTGTTAGGTTGGGCTGAGCTAGTAGATGCACCAAATGTTTAACTGACAGGGGTTAAGGTGAATTGCTGTGTAGCATCAATAGTATCATCAACATTGTAGCAATATGCTTTTAATTCCACCGCATTAAATGCGAGTTGATGTACTCTCGTGCCAATAGGAAGGTCACCAATTTGTACTGCAAGTACAGCATCATCCCAGAGCCAGTTTTCTTCATCAATATCTGAACAAATGTAACCATCGTCCCAACCATCAAAATCAGTCACAAAGTAATCACGTAAAGCTGAAGGAATTTTGTCCATGATAATTTCCTAGTTGTAAGTAATCCTGGGTTGTACCATCTGACCATGCACCCCAATGTACTGTAACCATTTTGGTGGTATCACACCCACAAAGCAAGGTATGCCATAATCAGCATACACATCAGACCAACGTTGTCTAAGGTTCGCTTTCTTGTTCACATACAAAAGACACCAGAAATGCGCATGAGGGTTGCACATAATTACATTTCTCAGCTTTTTAATTTCTTGTACGGTGGGCTTACCTTTCAACTCAAGGTACACTGGACGACCATCTACATGTTGTCCAAGATACACATCTGGTGTGTAATGATGCGTCTCTACATCACGCCAAGGAAACCGACAGGGTTCATATACAATAGTAGGGATTAACTGACTGATAGCCTGGACGTAGATGCCCTCAGCATGACTCCGATACTCCTGCCTATCTTTCGGCATAAAACCTTCCTTGTCCAAACACTAAATTCACCTGTCCCATCTTACCAGAGAATCTATCTGGAGTAAGTGAGTACACTACACTACGTGCCGAATCATCAAACCGCTTGATTGCAATTACATTACTAGCAATCTGCTTCTGCACAGATGAACCCTTAATGTCATGTGCTGATAGCCATTCGCTACGTACTTCATTCACTTGTGTGACAGCGAGACAGGGTAGATTGTATTTATTAACCACACCCTTAAGCGACATACACAACACATCAATTGTCTTGTTGTCATGCCCTATCGTCCTGTCAGTAGCAGCAATAGTTAAATGGTCAATCACTAACAACTTAACATTGAACTCTCTAACCGCTTCACTCACTACATCTTCTAGTTCACTAGGTTTGATGAATCCAGCGTGTCGTAATATCTTGACTCGTTCACCCAATCCCACAAGGGTAGGCTTAAATGCTGTGACATCTACCACCCTGTCAACACCTAACAACCTACAATCATTTACAATTTGCACAAAGGTAAGGGCAGTCTCAGCAACAGACATTTCAAGAGACAGAAACAACACATTACCATGCTCCCTAGCAAACATGTACGCTAATTGACAGGCGAGTGTGGTTTTACCTGACTTAGTTTGTGCAGCTAACAGTGTGATGGCGTTAGGATGCCAACCGCTGATGAGTGCATCAAGTCCTAATCCAATTTTTAGACCTGCACCACTACCACCACTTAACGCCATGTACTGCCTTACTTCTTCAAATAGATTATCCCCTGTCAATATAGGAGAAGCTTCTACAGGTTTAGCAGAGTACAGCAATGATGATAAGTTCGGCTCATCACATGCATCAGTAGTTAACTGACACTTGTAGATGTGGTGACCAGGAACAATGGTCTGCAAGTCTGCAAGCATCCGCAATGCTGCGGAGTCTGCTTGCAATACGATGATAACTTTCTTAGCCCTGTCAAGAAAATCAGGATTGCTTTTGTGACACTCTACCAGAGTTTCTGCTCCCGGTACGCCTAACACTGTGTACTTAAAGTTCAGTGTTTGGGCAACAAACAGATTATCACTTTCACCTTCACAGAGAATAATAGTATCCTCTGTTGGTCGAAAATTGATACCGAAGTAACTAGGTTTGAAACCTTTATCATCAGTCCATACCTTACGTGGTGGGTCTGTCTTATTCCACCCATTCGCTCTGTACTTCGTATACAGAGGATTCATCTCCCTGTCAAAGTATGGGTAATGGACAATCACACTTGGCACGTAAGACTCATCATACTTTAAGGCACGTTTAGTACATGTTACTCTGTAGTACTTACATGCAATTGCACCGATACCACGCTGAGGAATACCCATCAATTCTTGGCTGACAGGGAACACGTAACCAGTGTTCCCTTTAGCTTTCACACTATGACCGCATCCCGGAGTGAAGCAGAAACTATGACCATCAGACCAGACATGCATATTGTCTGATGAGCCACATCTAGGACATGCTTGTTTCATCAGTCGAGTTTTCTGTAAACTTTATCATTCCCCACTAGCACATCATCACCATTATCATTAATCGCTGTATCCTGACCTAACGGTGTATTAGTAGGTACTGCTTGCCAGTCACCTAGTTTTTCACTAGCACGGTTGTCTTCATCCTCGACAGTCTGTTGTCTAAAATCATCCGTAATTGGTGAGTTCATCAGAAACCTCCATAGTTCATCTGGTTTATTGTACCGTGGGTAGATACCTAACATCAGACACACCCATGATGCACAAGTCATTAAAGAATTATCCCCTGTCAAAGCTACCTTAACAAGTGCTGGTAAATGCAATGGTCTATCATCCCACACTGGTATCTCACTGAGATGGTGTAACCTGACAGGAACAAATTCCACATTATCTTGTAGCTTGTCAATCGAGTACACAGCTAGACCAATAATGGAATTATCCAGAACTGTCTTACCATCAAATGACAGGCAACAGTGTACAAACGTTGACCTAGGTTGAGCGATCTTAGCTACAACTGATAACCAATCATCCCACGTAGGACGCTGGAATATGACTACTGGTTCCACTACCATCCCCACTTTGACTTGACAGGGTTCATGGGTTTCTTTGCTATCTCTGGTTTGTGATGTGCCCAGTTTGGCTCCTGGTGCCAGTTAGTTTCTCTCAAATCCAGCGTTACAGATAACGCCCACTTGTCTTCACGCTCATCATCTTTAACGCTCACAGTCATAGCGTGAAAGTCCACCATAGCAGTAACAGTCTGTCCGTCACGGAATACACCAAGTGGTTTTGTTAGTACCGCATTCACTAGAATGAAACCTATAGCACAATCATCAATTGTAATATCTTGCCATTCGTCCCATTCATTGATACCTAACTGGTTAATGAATGCATGGTCATTGATGCTATAATCGTTGTCATCAAGCATTTTCATTACCTCCTTTCAAATCAGTGTGGTGACGTTTGGTAAAGCTAACTTGCTTGGCGAACTGTCGTTGCTCTTTCGTAGGCTCTGTAGTGTTGAACAGTTCACAAGCTAGCGTTGTATGCTCATCAGTAGACTCAACTGGTAAACTCAAAGCGAGTAATTTCAATTCTAACTCAGCAAAACCCATAAGAAAACCTCCATTGTAGCGAGAAGGTGTACATGAAATATTTTTCTACCACGGCGGCGAAAAGGTAGGGACTAGACTCCGTAGCCTAGTCCCTGTCACTCTCTAGCCTTCAGCGCTAGGAGCAACAATCGCACTAGTCAAGATAGCTTGCAGTTGTGCTTGCTGTTCCGGGGTAAGCCCTTCTACATTCCCAAGCATTGCAGAGAAGTTAGAGACGATGTTAGTAACCTTCTTAGTTTTGGATTGCTTCTTGTCAGCTTGTGCTTGTAGTGCAACTTCACTAAGTTCACCCAGCTTGCCGCCAAACATGGAGTGTACTGCCATCATCACATCGTAAGTAACGGTGGGACGGACAACCTCACGAGCAGGGAAGTTGGTTTCACAAGTGTAACCAGCAAGAGTCTGAACAACTTCCGTACAAATCTCATCAAGGTGTTCAAGTTGCTGGTCATCAGACAACATGAGTTTAGGGGAGGGCATGTAACGTGCATCATGCTCACTTTTGAGTAGCTCATTGGCTTCATCCAGCGTCAACCCTTCGGGACACGTATCAATGGAATACTTGGGACAAGCGGGACGTGGGATAGTACCCTTCACCAGGTAGGTAGCGACTACAGTAGCCAGTTGAGATACAGTAGTCCGAGTCAGGTACGTAACCATTCCAGACAGGGTATTAACCGACACTTTACCGAGTGCTTTCGATGCCAGTACTGAGAGAACTTTAATCCGTTCTGCGACAGTAGCATCACTGAGTGCAGTGGCAACGCTGTTGGTCGTGTTGTTAAGGTCGAGCCCTAACTCTTGTGCTGCAAGTTGTGTTAATTCAGGCTTGCTCATACGCCGTGATGCGTTATCATACTGAATCGCTGTCAACAGTTGGCGCAAGTTAGCGTAGTGGTAAATGATGACAGGCAGTGATTGTTCAGGTAAGTTAGCGAACATCGGATGTGCAGATTGCAATTGCTTCAGTAGCTTCTCGATAGCTGCATCCCGATGTCGTCCACCAATACCGAATAGTTCTTCGCTACCATCTGCGCTGGGAATAGCGGCAAGTACAATGGCTTGATACAGGATACCTTCGGAAGCGATGGATGCTGCCAGCTTCTCTACACGCTTGCTGTCAACAGGGAATTGTTCAAAGCTGGATTCACTGCGTTCT